TACAAACCCTGTAGCACTTGTGCAGATACAGAAACCGGCATTCCTCATGGCATTGTAAGAACAGTAGATTTACAGACAGGTTCTAACAAACTAGACCCAGTTTACAATACAACTATTGACTGTCCTAAGTGTAAAGGTGAGAAATATGTGTGGGTCTAAAATGACCAATTATCGGATTTTTTCTTATAACTTTTAGTTACGAATTTAGTGATAGATCTTGACCTTCTAGTGCGTTTTTTCAATCCTTTGTACGCTCTGCGAGCTGTTTTCCTCACGCCCCCTTTTTTCGTAGATGTTCCTCTAAGTCGTTTCATTTTACGACCCCATGCTTTAGCTTCTTTACTTCCTTTTTTTATGATATGTCAACTCCTAAATTAGTATACCATTTTCGGGCCTCTTCGCTAAGTGGAACAGTTACGGGAGTGTCCCATCCAATCGTTGAAATTTTGATATTACTGCCTCCTACATCATATCTACTGCCAGGCATAGCCTGCTGACCACCTGTCATAGTCCATGTTGGGCTACCACCGCCACCACCACCAATAGATTCCTGTGCTACAGGGGAGACATTCGCAGAACCGGACGCTAAACCAGAGAATCTTTCAAATAAATTTGCCACTTCCCAAACTGGCTGAAATAGACCGGCTAAACCTGAACCAACTCCTCGCCCTAAACTGCTTATGGCTGAACCGGCTGCACTTACTGAACCTAATGTAGAAGTTAATGCGCCGGCTGTTTGTTGGGCATGGGCCGGTCTAGTAATAGCATTTACTAGAAAAAATAGACCCACACCAGCGGCTAAGAGTGGTAATATCTTCGAAAGAACAACCATGTTTTTAATTAAAGGAATACTTATTAAGTCATTCTCTATTCTTAGAACGTAGAATGGCATTTAAACTAAAAACAGGTAAAACAGTCAATAAGATTCTAGCCGGTGCAGGCGTTGTAACACTATTAGGCTTAGTGGGCAATATGGTAGCACCTGGATTCATGAACTCAACAATGGGCAAAGCCGTAGAAGGTATTACTGCTTATTCAGTTGGTGGGGTAGAATCTGTAATAGGTGCAGTAGCAACAATGTTCGCTGGTGGCCGTACAACATCAACAGCTTTAGATAATACACTCACGGAGAGTCTTTGAAATGGCCGTACCGTTAATGAGAAGTTACACAACACCAGGATTAGCCCTTAACGTTTTTGGGTTAGCCACTGACGATATTACTCAACTTACAATAACCCAGATGAACCGAAGCAACATTATCTTAGATTCCGTTTCAAATCCACAGCCAACAGGGGGAGAAATTTATCAAGACAGAGTTTTAATTAATGGATTAGAAAGTGGAGTAACATTTTTCTCTAATGCCTCAGACCCAGCCTCAGCCGGAAGGGTTGTGCCAGGCCCAGTGCCAATTGAAGTTGGTGGTGCAGCAGGAGGAAAACAGGTAGCCTTCAATTGTGGCCAGACTACAATCGGAGCAGGAGCAGCAGGTTATTCTTTCTTAGTCAAATATGCTAATTTGTTTTAGATTATGCCTCAAGTTATTCAAGGATATTTAGTAAACATAAAACCGTCTGACACTACAGCAGAATCAACTTATGTTTCTGATATTATAGCAGCCGGCGCAGCAGCCACTACAGTTCATTACCCATCACAATATAGAAGCTATGCAACTTCAGCAGCCGTTAAAAATCAAGATGCAACTAACGCATGCACCTTTTCGGTAAATGGTCAGCCATCTATTTCATTAAGTGCAGGTGCAGACCAAAACATAAACAATCAAAGTATTGTTTCAATTCAAGTTACGCCAGGTGCAGCCGGAACCGTTGATATTTTAGCTCAAGTTTCACCAATTTATGTAAGTACAGAAGCCCAAAGATTCCGAACCGATAGAGGTTAAACATGGGATTCTCTGGTGGTGGTTCTAATATTTTAAAGGCCCACAAACACACTTCTGCTGTCCAAGATGGTGGAAAATTGGACATGGACAATGTTACGGAAGCCGAATTAACTCAAGGCGATGTGATTTTTTCTGATGGAAATGCTTTACAACGTTTAGCAATTGGTGCAGCAACAAATACACTTGTAGTGAATGGTGCTGCAACTGCTCCTGAGTGGGCTGCAGGCGGTGGATCTCCTGTGGTCACTACTCAAAGTATAACGCCAACTAATGGTCAAACGGCGACATCAGCTACATTTGTAGATGTAGCAAATGCTTCCATCACATTACCAACTCGTGCAGGGGGATTTTGTTTTATCAGTGCGATTGTGAGTGTGTATGGTGCAGGTTCCCCAACACATATCGCGATTGGATTGCATCATGGAGGATCGTTACAAGAAATTCAGGTAACAAGATGTGAAGTAGCAGCCAATGAATATGCTATATGTGTAACAGGCATGCAGGCTTTAGATGGTTCAGTTGTAAAAATGCAGTGGAAATCGAATAATACATCTACGATGGTAGATGTAGCAAATTTTTATTCTAGTAGATTACAAACTTTTGAAGCTAGTTAAATGATAAAAAAAATAAAGGAAATTTTAAGATTTATTCTTTCAATTTTTTATAATAAGAAATAATTATTTGTTATTTTCTTGTGTCAATAATAGTTCTATATTGATAATTCGTTTTTCTAAACTTTCAATTGCATCCTGGTGTGTTTCAATTAGGGCCTGTTGTGATTTACAAAATTCCTCGAGAACGGATAATGAATCACTGGCTGTCTTTATCCATTGAAATAATTGTTTCAAATCACTTTCGATTATTTCCATTTTCATTTTAAATCATATTTTTTTTAGAACATTCTAAACAAATATCATTAAGACAATTTTTAGCTAAATATATTTTACATACTCTACATTTTTCTCTGGGAATAATTTCAGTAGTCAAGATTCTAAAACCTTAACATGTCTTTTTAATTTTGCAAGTAATACTTCTTTTTGTTTTTTATTCAAGATTCTAAACCCTCCTCAATTCCTATTTGTTTAATACAATACATGATAGTTTCATTTGCGTTTTTCTTTCCTACTCTGTTTCGAACCTGGTCAAGTAAGGCCCAATAACTAATCGGAATTGAAATAGTTTTGGCTACTTTAGTTTCCTTTTGTGCAGCCTTTAACCTACGTTCTCGTTCTTGCTTTGTTACGTGATTTGGGTCTAATGACATGATAATGCTAAGTCGCACTACTATAAAATAATATATATTAACTTATTTTGACTGGTATATACTTCCAGTCCCCTTTTTACTCACCCCAAGCCAATACCATATCCCCTAGGAACGTACCTACAGTGAGACTTTTATGACAAATTCAAATAATCATTAGGTTAGTTAATGGTTTTTGTCAACTAAAACCCAGTAAATCATACCAAAAACAACCAAATGACAACTAGAAACTTCTAAATCTAAGTAATATCTTTAAAATCATGTGGAAATTGAAATATTATCAGCAGGACTTATCATGGTTGCGTGTATATCTGCAGGTGTTTCCAGTATTTACATTGCTAGGTCTAGGTCAGTTGTCAATAAACACTCTCGGCAGCGTATCAAAGACTTTGAAAATGATATTGACTACTTAGCACAAAGTAAGAAAGATGGTGATAAACAACACAGAGAAGATATGCGACATTTACAACAGGCCCTTAATAGGTCTAAACGAGGAGAAACAGTAACAGATTCAGACATGAAAGACTCAGGTCTCGGTGAGGTTATCATGCAATTAATACCAAAGAAGTATCAAAAGGCTGCATCCTTCCTGGTTCCACAGGTCGAAGAAGCAGTTAAGAAAGACCCTGCTATAGTTGAACGAATTTACGAAAAAATCAAATCCGCTAACACCAGTAATAAACAGGCCCAACCTGGAACTGAAAATCAAGGAATACAAACCCTGTAGCACTTGTGCAGATACAGAAACCGGCATTCCTCATGGCATTGTAAGAACAGTAGATTTACAGACAGGTTCTAACAAACTAGACCCAGTTTACAATACAACTATTGACTGTCCTAAGTGTAAAGGTGAGAAA